TATATAAATACAGAGATGAAAAAAATACATTTGGCAAATCTTATGTAGATTTTGATGGAAAACAAACTAAACCTATATCTGCTGTTTTTCATGTACCAGCTAGATTTGTATCTTATAATGAAGATACAAACAAATATATTGTAGATAAAGAATTTTATAACATGTTTTCTAATATGTCTGTTTACGATAACTCTATTTAGGATGTTAATTCTGATAATAGAGCAATAAATGCAAAAGATATGATGCATTTAAAAAGTGAAGAAATAGGAGAGTTTTTCCCAGGTGGTTTTTAGAGTAGAGCTTTATCAACACTTGTTATTTTAGCTTCTTTAGAAGATATAGCTGAAAACATGATAGAAAATAGACAATTTTTTGTAACTGTCTATACTGTTGGCACAAAGGATAAACCAGGTAATAGAGAAGATATTGAAACTGTAAAATCAGATTTAGAAAATGCTTCTGAAGATGGAATGCTAATTATTCCAGGTAACCATGATATAAATATAAAAAATATGTCTAGCTTAAAAGATATTAAAGAATATATAGATTATTTTAAAACAAAGTTATTAAACGAATTAGGTATATCTTCTGTTGGTTTAGGTGAAGGTGGATAGGCTAATAGAGCTACTGCAGAAGAAGCTAATTCTATAACTTATGATTTAGTGAAAAATATACAAGACTCATTTTCTGAACAGTTTAATTTCTATTTTTTACGTGAACTTTTAAAAGAAAAGAAAGATTTCAAAAAAGAAGAAATTTTTTATTTAGAAGATAATGAATTACCTAAATTAGTTTTCCCAGAACCAGATACTGAGTTAATGATTAAATTGAATACACATGAAGTATTTAAATTTGAACATTCTATACAAACTGAAGATGAATCTAGAAATAATATGAATATGGAACCTATAAAGGATAGAAGTAAACTGTTCCAAAACTTATACGGTAAAGGTGCTAATTCTTAGGAAACAAATAATCTAAACCAACCACAAAATCAGCATTCAAATCAATAATGGAGGTGTTTAATGTGTATTTAGAATTCAAAAACGCTGTTTTAAAAACTAATAAATTTAAAGACTCATCAAAAAACAAAGTTTATGTTATATAGACCCATTCTGATATGCCAATAAATAACAGGTTGTATTTATAGGAAGAACTAGAAAAAGCTGTTAATACATTTACAGATCCTTTTAAAAAGCCTATATTATTACATCATGATGATTGGTCAGAACCAATAGGTAGAGTTAATAATTAGGTATATTATCCAAAAGCATCCGTTGGTGAAGCTGAAAATTATTATGGAGTAAAAATAAATGTACCAGAGGAATCAACTGGTTTTGTGCTTTTAGAATGCGAAATAATGAATGAATCAATTTATAAGAAAATAGAAGATGGTATATACAATACTGTGTCTATAGGATTTAGGGCAAAACAACTAACATGCAACATATGTGGTGCTGATATTACTGATATTGAAGACTACCTTGAACATGAACATCAAGCTGGCAAAGTATACGATGGACGAACTATGTATGTAGTTCCTCACGGAATAGTATTTGATGAAATTAGTTATGTCAATACGCCTGCTGACCCTTATGCTGTAACTATTAAATTAGGTGAGAAAGAAGAAATTTCTGAATTAGAGTTTGTTAATTATGTTAATGATATAGTTAAATCTTCTATTAAAACCCAATTTACAGATGAAAATAATGTAGACCCTGTTAACAAAGAATATGTTAATTCTGATAATGGAGGTATAAAAATGGATGATAAATTGAAGTAGTTAGAAGATAAAGTTGCTGGTTTAGAATCTAAAATAAATAGTTTAACTGAATTTGTTGATTCTTTCAAATTAAAACAGAAAGAAGATTTTGTTAATTCAATTTTAGATTTAAAAGAAAAATTAGGTGTTATAAATAGAGAAGAAAATTTTAAAAAACTTATTGGTAAAGATGAAGAGTTTCTTTCAAATCTAAAAGAAGAATTAGAAGAATTAGTTGTAAGTAAACAAGAAAAATCAGGCGATGTAAAAGAAGAAGAAAAAAAAGATGAAGAAATGAAAACAGAAAATAGTGAAGATACGAAAGATAATGAAAAAACAGATGATAAACATGAAGACAAAAAAGATAGTGAACAAGAAAAAAAAGAAGATGGCGAACAAGAAAAAAAAGAAATAAATACTGAAGAAAAAAATACTGATAGTGAAAAAACAGAAAAAGAAGAAAATGAAGAGAATGAAAAAAAAATAAATGATAGTGTTGTAAGTTATCAAGATTTATCTTTAGCTGATGAATCTGTAGATTGGGATGGAAGTAAAGCTAGATAGAATGTAAAAAAATGGGCTACAAAAGATAACGATGAGATCGATTGGTAGAAATATAGGAAAGCATTTCTTTGGTATGATTCTGAAAAACCAGATATCGAAGGTTCATATAAACTTCCAATAGCTAATGTGTTTGATGGAACATTAAAAGCAGTACCTAAAGGTATTTATGCTGCTGCTGGTGCAGTACAAGGTTCAAGAGGTGGAGTAGATATTCCAAAAGAAGATAAAGAGAAAGTAAAAAAACATCTTGATAAATATTATGCAAAATTAAAGAAAGACCCACCTTGGAAAGAAGATTCAAATAGTGAAGCGAAAGAAGAAGATTCAGAAAATCCAGAAATTCATATAGTTGATAAATTAGATACAGAAGAAGTGAAGGTCGTAAAAAAAAGTATAATGGATACTTTTAAAGAAATAGGTTTAATTAGCTAAACATAGATTAATTAACTAAAAAACAGGAGGTAAAAAAAATATGGCTAGAATTACAAAGGCACCACAAAGATTATTTAGAACGTTCTCTACTGTGTCAGTTGTAGGTGGAGGATTAGGTAACAAACCAGCACCTTATTTGCCTATTATAGAATGGGACAAAGATAACGAAATAGGTATTGTTATTAAAGAAGGAACTATAGTTGCTAGAGACGAAAACGGATATATTGTACCAGCCAACGGTGGTGTAGATGTAACATTAACATATTCAGCTTTAGATGAAGAAGAGGGAGTTGTAAATAAAGCAGGTAATCCAGTTGTAGCTGGTGGAACAGAAACATTAAGTGCTAACAAACCAATTGGTGTTGCAGAAAGCGATGTTTATGGTTATGCATGGCACACTGATTCTACTTATAAATTCCAAGAAGGAATCAATGTTATAAAAGAAGGATTAGCTATGTGGGCATTATCTGATGCTACTGGTTTGTTACCTGGTGATTTTGTAAAACCTGGAACTGATGGTAAACCTGTAAAAATGGATTTGTCTACTGCTATATCAGGCGAACCTGCTGCTTTAGATCCAACAGTATTGATAGGTATGTTAGAACAAAAAGTTGGAAAAATCGAATTAATTGCTGATGCTAATGTTGATAAAACATGGTTAGGTGGAGTTGATTTGTTAAGAACTCCTGCTGGATTAGGATTGCCAGGTCAAGAGACAAGTGGTGCAAACAACGGTTTAGATCCTAACACATTGTTAGGTTTAGTAGTATATTTCAATTTTGCTTAATAATAAAAATAAATGGAGGTATTAAATATGATTAATTTTTATGACGTAGTTAAAGAATCAGTTGAAAAAGCATAGAAAAATTCAAATTTAAGAACATTTGATGATAAATATGAAGAAAATTTAAAAGAATTACAAACAGATGCAGCTTCAGAAATGTTGAAAACTTTGATAGAAAATAACGGAAGAATAAATTATATATCAAATGTTTATGGCAATGGCAAAAAAATAAGTTTCAAAGACGAATTAATGACGTCTTAGCAGTTTAAAGAACTTATTCCAAGAGTTATTACTAAAGTCGTTATAGAAGCTGCTGAACCAGCTTTGGTATTAGTTAATATGTTGGATGAAATAACTTCAGATGGTATTTCAGTAGTCACGCCTGTTATCTCTGGTTTTGGTTCTAACTTGGATATACCAGAAGGTGGAGAAGCACCAAGTTTCACAGTATCTACTGGTGGATTTAAAACAGCATCAATGGGTAAAAGTGGAATTGCTGTAACTTTGACTGAAGAAGCATATGAAACATTAGATTATTCAATATTCAATTATATTTTAAGACAAGCTGGTAAGGCTTTAGGTAGACATAAAGAAAGAAAAGCTTACAATATGATTAGTAAACATTCATCATTAGTTGCAACTGGTGGAACTGGTGTTGACCTTTAGGGAACAGCTAATGGCACATTGACTTTCTCTGATATACTAAGTGCTGCTGTAAAAATATATGCTGCTGGTGGAGTAGCAGATACATTGATAATTAATACTTTAGCAGCTCCTGTATTCTTAATGAATCCATCTTTAAGATCACTTTTCTTATTATCGGGTGGAGATTTAGGAGATTTCTACGGTGGGAATGTAACTGTAGCAAGAACTACTCAACCAGAACTAGCACATTATTTACAAAGCCAAGTACCGGCGTATAAAAAAGTTCAATTCCCTTCAAATGTATTTGGAAGAGGTTTAAATGTTGTATTAACTGATTTTGCTGATTATGATGAAGCAAATGCTCAAACTGATATAATTGTTGCTGATTCTTCTATGTTAGGTTTCAATGTTGTAAAGCAAAGACCTATGACAGATCAGTGGACAGATCCAGCAAGAGATATTAGAAACTTCAAGATTACTGAAAGATATTCGTTAGTACCTAAAGCAGTAGCCAAAGAAGGGGAACCTTCTCCTTATATACAAGTAATTAAAGACGTTGCTGTTAAGAAAGGTTTCGATCCAGAATTAGTTACTAGAAATTTGGTTTGATAATCTTGTTATTATTGATCTGGGGTTGGGGTTTCCCATTTAAACCCCAGATTTTTTAATTTTAAAATCACCCAAATTGAGGTGAAAAACATTGAATATAACTAATGTTTCAATATCAGAAGGGCAAGTTGTTGATTTAAATGGTTCTATACAAATAATATTTGATGACATTATAAATGAATCAACATTTAATAACA